ACGGCAACGGCGGGTGGTTGCACAACCTCGACGGCGTGACGCCGGTGCCGTACCGGCTGCACGATATGCTGGCACGCCCGGACATGCCGGTGTTTATCGTCGAGGGCGAGAAGGCGGCAGACAGACTGGCGCGGCACGGTATCGTCGCCACAACAAACAACGGCGGGGCGAAGAATTGGAAGCCCGAGCTGAACAAGTGGTTTGCAGACCGCAACATCGTGATCCTGCCGGACAACGACGACGCCGGCCGCGCACATGCGGACACGGTCGTCGCCAATATTTTTGACGGTGCGGCGGCGGTCAAAGTGGTCGAGCTGTCGGGGCTGGCGGACAAGGGCGACGTCGTCGACTACCTCGCCGGCGGTCGGGATATTGAAGACATGCTGTCGGAAGTTAAGGCGGCACCGACGCTGGGTGAGGCGCCAGTCGTCGAGGCTGAGGCGGACAACGACAACGCGGGCGAGCCGGAGCGCGAATATTACGAGTTTGTCGATGAGGATTACCTCATCAGCATGCCGCCGGTGTCTTGGGCGGTCGGTGACGGCGACAGCGGGCTTATCACGGCGCACGGGCTGAGCATGATCTACGGTGCGCCGGGCAGCGGCAAGAGCTTCATCACGCTCGATATGGCGCTGTGTCAGGCGCACGGCATCGAGTGGCAGGGCATGCCGACCAAGCAGGGCGACGTGCTTTACATAGCGGGTGAGGGTGTTGGCGGGCTGGGTAAGCGCGTCAAGGCGTGGAAGATGTCGCACGGGCTTGGTGCCAGCGGTCACTTCCACATGCTGCCGCTGGCGGTCAATTTCCGCGATCAGGCGGACATCGAGAAGCTGATGTATTCGATAGAGCGGCTCGACCGGCAGTGGACGTGCATTTACGTCGACACACTGGCGCGCGCGTTGCTCGGGGCCGACGAGAACAGCAGCCAAGAGGCTGGGCTGGCAGTGGCCGCGGCAGACGCGTTAAAGCATGCGTTTGATTGCGCGGTCGTGTTTGTGCATCACTCGGGCAAAAATTCTGACCGAGGGGCAAGAGGCTCGTCGGCGGTGCTTGGCGCCGTGGATGCGTCCATAGTCGTCGTCAAGGACGAGCAGACCGTCACAATGCGTATTGAGAAGCAGAAGGATGCGGAGATGATCGACGACATCACGCTGCTGATGGAGCCGGTGTCGAGCGTCAGTGGTGGGTCGGTGGTACTGAAGCGAACAGATGCGCCGGTCAAAAAGACGTCGAACAAGCGCGATATAGGCGCACAATTAGCGCTGGAGAGCTTGCAGGATTACGTCATAAAGATGGAAAATCCGCGGCCAAATTACCGCAGTTGGTGCAAGTATCACGAGGAAAAAACGCCCGATCACAGCAAGCAAGACCGGTCGAAGGCGCGGAAGGACTTGCTTGAGGCTCGAATTATAGCATGCGACGAAAATAAGGTATGGATTGTCAAAGAAAACAATTAGATAACGTGATTTGGTCGCACGTTGCGACCGACGTCGCGCAAAAAGCGACAATCGTCGGTCGGTCGCACCACTATAGGTGCGCCGAGCGACCGACCAATTTTACGACCAATCGAAAGGGGTGATATTATGGTGGCTAAAAAGAGAACGGCGAGAGGTAAGCCGAAGACGGACAAGGTGTACTATCAACCAAGTCAGGTGGCTATGAGGCGTCAGCAGCAGAGCCTGCACAAATACGATGACGAGGTGAACCGGCTGGAGCGTAAGTGGGGCATCGACAGGTTGCCTTGGCTTGTGCCGTTGGAATTGCGTGAGCGGTTTTACGAGCAGCTCGACAAGCTGAACGCGGCTATCGACAAGTGTGAGGGCGTTGACCACGAGGTCGAGGTTACGCTGCGTGGGTGTGCCGCCATCGAGCGTGCAGCGATAGAGGGTGGTGCGGAGCCGCTTACCGGCGAGTACATCGAGGGCAGGATGCCGGACGGTACGGTGCTGGCGATTACGGCTAACGGGTATGAGGCGGCTAAGGTGAAGCAGGACAACCGCAAGGTGATGGTGTTTACGGTTGACGAAGTGGGCGTCGTTCTGGAAAAGTGGCTGAAAGAGAACCAGTCAAGGACGCTGGTCGATGAGGCGAAGGATATTTTCCCCGGCGCCGTAATCGAGAGCATCGTCAAGAACAAGGTTTTGATAGACGACGAGGTGCCGTTCTGATGGAATACGAAACCGAGCGGGACGATGTCTTGAAGGATCGCGAGTATATGCTTCTTGGCAAGTCGACGTGGATCGACATACGAAACCTAACAGTAAACGTGCAACGCACTGAGGCAGGTGTTACAATCGACATCTGGCCGCGCGAGCTTATGCGTGGATACTCACCGATAGCGACAGTGTCGGTGCCATTCAGTGAGGGAAGCGATGTCGAAGATTGAGCAGGGTGATGGGTCGATGGCACGGTTGCTGTCGCAGCAGCGTTGCCCGAGTTGCAAATCGTTGATGCTGATTAGAAGCGATGACGGGTATAAAAAGAAATACGATTGCATCGTGTGTGGTTTGAAAGTAGTGGACGTAAAGGATATCGAACAATGAAACGAGCTGACTGTTTGGACACGGCTAAGGCGTATGTTACGAAGGATCGTGCCAACGATCACGGCGATATGGAAGACAATTTCAGGACGATTGCGACGTACTGGTCTACGCATCTGGGTCACAAGATAGAGCCGCAGGACGTTGGTGTGATGATGGCGTTGCTGAAGATGGCTCGTATAAAGAATAACCCGTTTCACGAGGATAACTACGTCGACGGTGCCGGTTATCTGGCGTGCGCGGCAGAATGTGTGGACGTGAATGGCTGACATAATTAAATTCGGTGAGCGGCATGTTGTGCATTTCTTTACCGAGCCGGTGACGTGCGATTGGTGTGACGAAGAGACGAAGGGATTTGTTTACGAGGGCATGCAGTCGATCGTGTGCAGCTTGTGCAAACAGCCGCTGTTGATTATCGAAGACAAGCCGACGTTTATTGTGACTTTGGAAGACGACGATTACGAGGACGACGATGTCTCATAAAATCACCGAAGAGGTTTGGGCAGAGTTTTTAGAGCGTGTCACGTCAGGCCGGTCTGGGCAGTCAGTATGCAAAGACAAGGACATGCCGGCTTGGGGTACGGCTTGGAACAAGATTTACAACGACAAGGACTTTGAGCGCAAATATATGAACGCGCTATCGTCGCGAGGCATGATATACGCTGATCAGCTCGACGAGATAAACCGGCGTGTGCTTAACGGTGAAATAGACCCGCAAGCGGCTAGGCTTGTCGCTGACAACTACAAGTGGACTGCGGCTAGGCTGTTGCCAAAGGTGTATGGCGACAAGCAACAGGTCGACGTTACGCATGAGGCTGGTGGGTCGTACCTCGATTTGCTACAGCAGGTCAATCAAGCGGCTCAGCTAAAGCACGCCAATGTCGTTGAGGCTAAAGCTATAGAAATCAAAGAAAACACACGTGATAAAGTACGCGCGCGCGATGAAATTAACCAAAATCCGGTTAACAAGAAGTTGCACAAAAAAAAGGCAAAACAGCGCAAATGACGATAAAGTTATCCACAGGCAACGTAAGTCATTGTTTTTGCACAACAACGAAATTCCATAATCAACGTTATGCGACATTTTCTGCATTTCTGTCCGAAAATAACCAAAATCTGGTTAACCCCCCCCTTCGCTCACACGCGGGGGGCGGGAATAAAAATATATACCCCTTACCACCCCACCCCCCGTCGGAGTTGACGCATGACTGACACCCACGCCACCGTCGAAGCAATCGCCGCGCTACGCGAAGACCCCGCCCTATTCGTTGAGACGGTACTGCAAGCCACGCCGCAGAATTGGCAGCGCAAAGCCCTAGACGCGATAGCGCAAAACGACCGCGTCGCCATCAAATCCGGCCACGGCGTCGGAAAAACCGCATTTGAGAGCTGGGTCGTGCTGTGGTGGCTGATGACGCACTACCCCTGCAAGGTCGCCGTGACGGCCAACAGCGCGCACCAGCTATCGGACGTGCTGTGGACAGAGATAGACCGCTGGGCGCGCAATATGCCGCAGGCGTTTAAAGACCTGCTCGAATTTAAGTCGGATAAGATATCGCTCAAAGGCGCAACCGACAGCTTCGCCGTGGCGCGTACTAGCCGCCGCGAGAACCCGGAGAGCTTGGCGGGCTTTCACTCTCCGCACATGCTGTTTGTCGTCGAAGAGGCGTCTGGCGTGCCAAACGTGATATTTGAGACGGCCAGCGGCGCGCTGAGTACCCCCGGCGC